TTAGTTAAATCAATTTTAAACGCCTGAGTTAGTTTATAATCATTATTAGTATAAGCTTGTGCGATAGTTCCCAGAGAAGGAAGGGCTGAAGGTGCTAATTTAAATAATCTTGTAGCATAGACCACAATATCATCTGTATTTACTCTGCTCTTTATATCTTGTATATAACCAGTCGGTGCTTGTGATGTGTTGCCATATTGAAAGAATTTTGTCATATCTGGCTCAGTAGCAGATAAAGTATTTTTCATTCTAAATATAAACATTTTAACATATTGAGGCTGAGAATTTGGACCAGCCCCCACAGCATCAGGGTTGTAGTTCATAAACCCACTAAATACAAAGCTAACAGGTGATATTTTGTTGCCTATTCTATCACCTTGTCCAGTGCCCTGTCCTATTGTATTGAATACACTTGTTATCTCAATAAATGTTGACGATGAGGGAGTAGTAGCCCCACCGTAAGCATTAAGTGCTAAACCATCCAAATTTTGGAGTGGTTGTGCGTGCTTTGTTTCTTCTTGGCGTTTCACTACACTTAACACCTTTTTAGCAAACATTTTTCTTGTTTCTTTCGCTATAGCCTTTTTAACAGCTTTTTTAGCGGTTTTTGGCTTTCTGTAGACTTTTGGTTTTCTGTTGGTATATTTGGCGGGCATTCTATATAATCTATTTCTATATTATTATTTTTATAGGGTACTAATTCATATTTATCATTAATAGTCCATACTTTCCACCTGTCGGCGCTTAAAGAGTCCATAGGTGGCATTTCGTTCATAAATACCCATATATTTGGGCTCTCTATACGCCATTTTTTAAAGTGATTACGTATATCAATTAATCGCCCTGAGCTCTTAATTTCTTCTATAGCAGATATAATGCCATTTAATGAATCTTTAGTTTGTGCCCTTGGAAAATCAAAAAATAAATGACCAATGTCTCTTATTTCATTATCTCGGCAATAACAGCATAAAAGTTGTATAACATCCTTAAAATCGTTTAATGTGGGACATCTAAACCCTTTTTTTTGTATTTCCATATATTGGCTTATTATGCTCTTTCCTGTGTTGCCTTTGGGGCAGTATACACAATTTATTTCTCTAAAATTACATTTGTAATCATAAATAGTTTTTTGAAACGGTCTTAACTTTTCATAAGTTATGTCTTTCAAATGTTTAGGTATAAACACATTTTTATTTTTATTGTAGTCTATATCACTTTGTGGTTCTTTTAGTCGCGTTTGCTCCTTTAAGCAATAAAAGGCTTCTTTTAAATGCTCCTTTGATATTGTAGGCTCTAAATAATTGAACTTAGATTCCGTAAGCTTCAAGCATGAAGCTTTCGTCGTCTTCTTGATTAAGTTTAATCTGCCTTGATAATGTTTATATCCGGTTTGTTCCCCTTGTTCCAATTGAAACACCCATTTTTTGCACTTAGAACTTAAAAAGGTATGAAGGTCATCATAATCTTTAAAGTTCTCAGCATTACATCTGAATTCATATACACAACTTACCATATATAATGGCTTAACAAAAAAAATAAAAATAATATTAAACAGGTCTGTTTTTTTAGTCGATTAGTAAATAATCTGGAATAACAAAAAAAACAGTTTCTATACATTATATATATACTCGTGATTTCCGGAAACGTGGAAACGTTAGTATCCTTATACCTTTTATCTGTGGAAAAGCTATGGAAAAGTCCGGCAATATTTCCGATGGCTTAAATAATCTATAAATAATTATCTTCGCCGATAAGTGAGGGTCTTGAGCCTTAAAATTTCATTTTAGGCTCAAGATCCACACGCTCCGCATAATTATTCTATAATTATTTGGCGCTTGTTCTAGAGGGTCTGAGCCTAAAATTTCAAATTTATTAATCGTCCTTATATGAACATTCAATATTGTATGCGATTTGAATAGGTGTATATTTTTCATTATCAAAAGTAGCAACAGCTTCACAAGTATTCATACCGAATACAAAAGCACAAAACATTTGATGGTTTTTTATTGTTGCGGTTGTATCATCATATACCACTTTTTTACAGTGCTTAGTTAAATCAATTTTAAACGCCTGAGTTAGTTTATAATCATTATTAGTATAAGCTTGTGCGATAGTTCCCAGAGAAGGAAGGGCTGAAGGTGCTAATTTAAATAATCTTGTAGCATAGACC